GATCATCGGGTCTTGCATGAACGATGTGTGTGCAGCAATGTGTGCGTCGTGATCTTGGTAGATAAACGCTTTCATCGGCTTGCCCACCAGCGCAGACATGTTCTCCGACACTGGGTCGCGTGGCTTCTGATCCTCGCTTGTTGGCACGATCTTGTCAGCGTTCTTGATGCCCAGCACCTCAATCATCTGGCGGTGCAGGTACGGCAGGTCATAAATCTGGGGCGCAGACTGTGACATCTGGAACACAGCTTGGTACTGCACCACACGCTGGGCCATCGTGCTGCTGTTGGGGTCGCTGACGGGGATTACGTCCACCATCTCGTAGTCCATCTTGCGAGCTTTGGCCAAGCCGGTCTCGGGCTGGTAGCCATAGTCCTCGGGCGCTTCCTCGGCAATAATCTTCTTCAAGAGCTTGAACTCTTGCTTCATCGCATAGTGCACGCGAGCCTGCACAGCCGCCATAGGCTTGAGTGTGCGCTCCAACAGCGCCAGCGTGGTGCCCACGGGCGCGTTTGCGCTCATGTCTGACACGTTCATGTCGCTGATCGCTCCGAGGCGACGGCCTTCTTCAGTGATGCGTTGGAGGAGGGCCAGAAGTGTTTGTGACGGCTCCTTGTAGGGGAGCATCATGATGTTGTCTTTGATTGACCCGCTCGGCACGTCCACGTCGCGGAACTCGCCGGGGTTTATCGGTGTGTCGTCACCCTTGACACGCAGGCCACGAGCCTTCAGGCCGCCCGGCAGATTTGACAGTGTGCCAGCGTCCACCAACTGACGGATGATTGATGTGCCCGCACGGGCGTAGCCACCGATGATGTGGATCAGGCCCAGACCATAGAAGCCAAACCCCGGCACATATACATAGTGCACAAAGTGGTCGTCCTTCAGGCGCAGGGGGTCTTCTTCCTTCCAGTTACGGCGTATTGAGAGCACCTCTTGTGTGCCACGGTCAATAGTCACAACGTACGGCTTGGGCAACTCATCTTCCTCGTCGTCCACACCGTCAATCAGCATGTCCACGCTGATCTCCAGCAGTGTGTAGCGCTCGTCGTTCTGTATGGTGTAGCCGCCTTCTTCAGCCTTTTTCTTCTCCACGTCTGTGGGGAATGACTGGGGGTCACCAAGCTCAATGTCGCGGTAGAACCCGCTGGCCATCAGCTTGTCCAACTCATTCTTTGTTTTACGCATCACGTGAGTGACACGCTCGGCCTGCTCAATGTGCGACGCACCGTATGGCACCACAACATCTTCTGCTGGCAAATAGATAGAGACTTGACGGCCCAACAGCGGGTCAAAGTACACCTTCTTGAACGCGCTACCTGCCAGACCCAGTGAGTACAACATGCGCTCATGCTCTGGCCGATACTCGACCATGCGCTCGGTCAACTGGTAGTTCATGTCGTTCTTGACACGCTCGGCAGCTTCTTCTTTCTCTTTGGTGACTTTGCCAAGAATTTTTGTCTTGACAGGGCCAGCGGCGGGGAATGTCTCACTCATGGTCTCAGCTTGGAACCGGATGGCAGCCTCGGCCAGCACGGTTGAGTACACGCCACAGGCGTCGTCCCACGGCTCGGTGCGCTCCTCGTACTTGAACCCAAGCACCTCCAGACCCTTGACGAATGTGTCGGCCCAGTCTTTGCGAGACACCATGTCGGCCTCAAACAACTCAATGAGGTCGCTGGCCAGTGTGTTCAGTGCGCCCTCGTCAATGTGCTCGGCGAGGTTACATTCAAAGTCAGACTCGTCCTTCTCATCGGTGGTCTCCCCCATGAGGATTTCTGCACCCCCATCAGGCAGCATGTTGACCGTGGACTCCTCGTCCGTTGTGATCTCGATACTGTCACCCAAGCTCTCCAGCCCTTGCGGAGCGGAGTACAAGCCTTTGCTTATTGAATCTGCTGCTGCCATGATTTATCCTTCAGTAGTACCCGCCCTTGCGGGATTTGAAATATCGAATCTCATCCGGCTCATCAGAAGGCAATCGGATGAAGCCCCCTTGTCGGAATCTCATCAGCGCCATCACTGTGGAGTCCACCAAGTCATCGTTGCTCATAAACGGAAATCCCGCAATTTCTTCCACGACTTCCTCGGCCCACCGGGTATCTGGTACCCAGCACAATCCAGACGCCACGATGTCTGCCACGGAGTTTAACCGTGCCAGCTTGTCACCGCTACCTCTGTGTGGGGTGAACTCCCCCACGGGCATGCCCATGCGGCGCAACTCTTGGTACAGCGCAGTTCCTGAAGATTTCTTCTCCACAATGAATGCATCTGGCTCCCAGTCTTTGTACTCCTCAAGTGCCAGCTTTTTAAGTTCGGGAAACTCCACCCGCCTCTTGATTGAGTTGAGCAAGATGATGTTGTGGCACCCCTCGGCGTCATTCATGAACACGCCCCACGTGGTCAGCGCCGTAAAGTCGGCCCTGTTGTGGCTCTCGGCTGCGGCGTCCAGTGCCATGATGACGTACTCACACGTTGGTGGGTCTTCCTTCTCCCACAGCTTCCACCATTCACGCTTGACAACGGACGCTTCTTCTGACGTGGGGTTTTGCTGGTACTGCGCATTCCACTGGAACACAGGCATTGACGCCTTGGTTCTCAAGAGCGCCGTCATGTCAAAGAACTCCGGCCACAGCGGCTTTTGCACTGTTGTGCCGTCAGGCTGCTCGGCGTCCACGATGGCTGGGAACTCAATCACCTCGTACTGGTCTGAGCCCTCGTTCATGCGCATGTCGTTGGTGACGCGCCCTGTCAGGTCATTCTGGTGCCACCTTGTTTGGACGATGGCCACCCGTCCGCCCGGCATAAGCCGGGTACGCGCACCGTATGTGAACCACTCGTAGGCTTTGTCAAATACATCGTAGTTTCCATTGATGATGTCTTGTTCGTTATGAGGATCATCGACAAGAAGCAAATCAGCACCACGGCCAGCCAGAGCAGAACCGACACCACAGGCGAAGTACTCTCCACCCGCACCGGTGCTCCATCGCCCGGCGCTTTTTGAGTCTGCGGCAAGTCCGACGTTTGGGAAGACGAGTTTGTAGGCATCTGAGTCAATAATGTTTCTGACTTTGCGGCCAAAGTCCACAGCAAGATCGGTCGTGTGGGAGACCATCAGCACCTTCTTGTTCGGATACTTTCCCAAGAACCAAGCCGGGAAATAAATAGACACCATCTGAGACTTGCCATGGCGCGGGGGCATGTTCACGCACACACGGTCTTTGTCCCCTGCCGCAATTGCCATCAACAAGTTGGCCAACCTGCGGTGGTGTTTACCCACTTTATAGTCTGCTTGCATGTGCTTACAGAACTCAATCAGGTCGTCAAAACATGCCTTGGCCGTGTTGCGGTTGTCAATAATGTCCGCAATTTTCTCAATTTCTGCCTGTTCTTCGGGCTCATAAGCGTCCAAATTGTCCAACATCAGCCGGATTTCTTCCTCTGTGAAGTCATCTGCGCTGAGTGAAGTGCCTTCAGTCATCAAAATTCTCGGTTTCAGGCTCAAATACGGCGGGTTTTTCTGCAATTTCTGCAATTTCTGGCGTTTTAGGGGCGCTCAAACCCATTTCTGCGTCCACGTCGATGACGTCACCCCCAATTTCAACCGCATCGGCTGTCGAATCTGGTTTTTGGATCAATCTTTGGAGCTTGGCACGCAATCTGGCCTTCAATTCGTCCGTTGACTGGTGGGTAATGGTGATTTCTGACCTGTCTGTGAACAGCCCCACGTCAGAATGCTTGCCCAAAAGCTCCAATGCACGGATGCGGATGCGGGGGTCGGGGTTCTGAGACTCTTCCAGCAACCTGTTTGTCACCATGTGACGCACCTCGATGGCATGTGTCACTACAGCCCTGCCGTATTCATCAAGATACGAGCGGATGTTAAGGAGTGAGGCGGGTGTTAGCGACGATGCACGAGCGTGGGAGACTGCACCGTTGACTGTGTGGGGGTTGCTGGCGTACGCCGTGGTGAGTGTGGCCGCTGCTTGTGCATCAGCTTCATCAGGTTCTGGCACCTCCAGCCCATGTTCTTCCAATAGAAGAATAGAACGACAGGCAGCTTCCGCCCGTTCCCGCAGGTCGATGTACGAAATGTCTGGGAGGATTTCCACCCCAAATTCCGGCATAAGTTCAAGTGTCATGTTGCGCAAGTCCGTGTAGACCGATGCGCGATAGTACCTTATTTTCAAAGGATGTCAAACTTCCCTGTGGGGGGTACTCTACGTGTGTGGGGAATTAGGGTTATTGTAGGTATCCTAAAAG